TGAAAGATACGTACATTATAACGTAGATGGTAACTCAAGTTATACTGAAGAAGGACAAGATATATTTAATGATATATTAGATGCAGTAGAACTATGTTTATCTGATGTAGGTATATATCGTAAGGAGGTGCAACGTGGCTAAGTTTACAATTTATGCTAAGAAAGTGTATTACTATCGTAAAGATATTAATGCAAAAGATAGAGAAAGTGCAGAGTTAAGGAGTCGACAGTACGAAGCCGACGATAATGCAGAGAGATTATTTGAACCTACTGTCGAGGAGTTTTATATAACAAGTATAGAAGAAGATGAAGATGATATTGAGGAGGATGACTAATGGCAGATAATTTTTTTGCAGGTGCAGTAAATTCAGACATAACTGAGAAGCTAGACAAGTATGAAGAAATATGTGAAGCATTGGTAGGAGAAGATGCTACGTCAAGATATAGTCATCAAGATATGCTTTCATATATTCACAATTTAAAAAGCATAGAGGAGAGATATTATGACAGTCAGAAAACTTAATGACGAAGGGCAGATAGATTTAGCAAAAGAATATATAAATGATATGTTTCAAGAGTTAAAAGACAGAGTATCTGTACCTAATATGATACTTGCTATGCAGATGGAAACAACAGACCTTGCCTATGGTACTGCACCTAGTCCTAATGTAGCTACAAGTATGTTGTTAGAAGTTATTAATATGAAACTTAAAATGGAAACAGAAAAGGAGTTTGCAGATGAGTAAATATACATATGGATTTGAAGAGTGGTCAAGAGATACACGAAGGTATACTATAGAATGTGATAGAAAACTAACACGAGATGAAGTTAATGATGCTATGTATGAAGTTCAAACATTTATAGATTTAAATGAAGATGAAACAGTACACAAACTTCCATTAGATGATGGTGCTATTGCTATAGTTACATATCATGGTAATGAGTATGGTAATTCAGATTCTGAAATTACAGAAGGAGAGGAGGACTTAGCAGATGATTAAAGGTATTGATGTATATATAGATTCAGGAGTTCATGTAGAAGGATTTACAGAACTTACAGATGAAGCAAAAGAGATAGCAAAACAAAAACTTATAGATGAAATACGAAATGATAA